ACAGGCTATCTGGGCGCAGCCTCCGCCACAGGCAAAGCCGGCGTTGCTCTTGCAGCCGGATATGAGTGTAAAGCAATGGGTGCTCTTGGCTGCGCGATCTGCTGCGTCGAGCGCGGCGAATGGGACGGAGAGACGTTTCCGATTATTGCTGTCAAAGCGGCAACTGTCGACGGTGAGAAGATCAAGGCCGATACCTGGTATCAGCTGAAGAACGGCGAATTTGTGGAGGTGGAGTAAATGCTCGATACAATCTCCACGGCGAAGATGAGCCGCGAAGAATGGCTGGAGGAACGCAGAAAGTCCATCGGCGGGAGTGACGCGGCGGCTGTTATCGGAATGAGCCGCTTTGCAAGCCCGTACACGGTATGGATGGATAAGACTGGGCGTCTCCCGGAAAAGGAGGACACAGAGGCTATGCGGATTGGCAGAGATCTCGAGGAGTATGTTGCGAAGCGTTTTGAGGAAGCGTCCGGGAAAAAGGTGCGGCGCTGCAACTACATCATTCGGAACCCCGCGTATCCGTGGGCGCACGCAGACATTGACAGGCGAATTTCCAGCGAAAATGCAGGGCTGGAATGCAAGACAACCTCGACGCTTGACATTCGGCAGTTCAACGGTGCGGATTTCCCGGAGAAATATTATTGCCAGTGCGTGCATTATCTGGCCGTCACCGGCCTAGACCGTTGGTATTTGGCGGTTCTTGTCTTCGGGCGCGGATTCTTTACATACACGCTCGAGCGCGATGAGGCGGAAATCTCCGCGCTGATGGAGGCGGAGAAGCTTTTCTGGCGATGCGTCGAGGAAGACACCCCGCCTGCACCGGACGGTTCGGAGGCGACGACGGACGCGATCAGCACGGTTTATGCCGATAGCAGCGGCGAACAGCTTGATTTGTTCGGACGCGAACAGCTGCTGTCTGAGTATATGCAGATCAAACGTCAGGCGGCGGCACTGGCGGAGCGCAGCCGCGAGATTGAAAACACGATCAAGCTCGATATGGGTACGGCAGAGCGGGCCGCCTGCAACGGCTACAACGTCTCTTGGAAGCAGCAAAACCGGCAGACGTTTCAGCCCAAAGCCTTTAAAGAGGCATACCCGGATATCGATTTGGCACCGTTTTATAAAACGGTACAGGCCCGGCCATTCAAAATTACAGAAATGAAACAGGAGGAAGAATCATGAACAAAATCCAGCAGGCAACCGCGCAGACGGCTATGAAGGCACAGAGCGGTGGAAATCCGACAATGCAGCAGTATATCAAGCAGATGGAGGGTGAGATCAAGAAAGCGCTTCCCTCCGTTATGACGCCGGAACGGTTCACGCGGATCACGCTTTCCGCGCTTTCCACGAATCCGAAACTGGCGCAGTGTACGCCGCAATCTTTCCTCGGCGCGATGATGACCGCCGCACAGCTTGGCTTGGAGCCGAACACGCCGCTTGGGCAGGCATACTTGATCCCGTATTGGAACGGGAAGCAGAACCGTCTGGAATGTCAGTTCCAACTTGGATACAAAGGCATGATCGACCTTGCATACCGCTCCGGCGAGATCCAGACGATCCAGGCGCAAGTCGGACACGCGAACGATACGCTGATTGCCGAGTATGGCACGGAATGCAGCCTGAAATTTATCCCGAAGCTGAACGGAGATCGCGGCGACCCGGTGAACGTCTGGGCCATGTTCAAGACAAAGGACGGCGGCTACGGCTTCGAGATCATGACGCTGGACGATGTTCGCGCCCATGCGCAGAAGTACAGCAAGGCATACAGCTCCGGCCCGTGGCAGACCAACTTTGAAGAGATGGCAAAGAAGACCGTTCTGAAAAAAGTTCTGAAATACGCGCCGATGAAGTCTGAATTTGTTCGGCAGATCGCGCAGGACAGCACGGTCAAGACGGAGATCAGCGACGATATGTTCAGCGTTCCTACTGTTGTCGCAGATGCAGAAATGGTAGACAATATGCCGGTCGATCAGGCAACCGGCGAGGTCATGGAGGGCGCTGCAAATGCTGAATAAAATCGTCCTGATGGGCCGCCTGACCCGTGACCCGGAGCTTCGGCAGACGCAAAGCGGAAATTCTGTTGCGTCCTTCACGCTTGCCTGCGACCGCGATTTCGCGGCGCAGGGCGCGGAGAAGGAAACGGATTTCGTGGATATCGTCGCATGGCGCGGCACGGCTGAGTTCGTCAGCAGGTATTTCTCAAAGGGCCGCATGGCTGTCATTTCTGGCCGTTTGCAGATCCGCAACTGGGAAGACAAAGACGGAAACAAGCGCAAGACGGCGGAGATCGTCGCAGAAAGCGTTTATTTCGGCGACAGCAAGCGGGACGGGCAGAATGCTTCTTCCGCTGCACCGGCCTCTTCGGAGTTCAAGCCGCTGCCGAGCACAACGCCGGTTCCGTTTTCCGAACCGGATATGCCGCAGATGGAGATCGGCGACGAAAGTGAGCTTCCGTTCTGATGGAGGGCACTGCGATGCTTTTTGATGTTTGCATTGAGGAATTTGTTACAGGCTGCGTGGAAGTTGAGAATGAGATCAATTTTTACAACGTGACTGTGGAAGAACTCGAAGTCCTGACAAAACTTGTTGACCGGCGCGATCAACTGCTTATTACCTGTCAGCCGAAAAGCGAGGGCTGACGGATGGGAGATAAAAAGGGATACGTCAAGCTGTGGCTGAGTTACAGGAGCTATTTCGAGGCGTACAGTGCTGCTGAGGTGGGGCGCTTGGTGCTGGCCGCGATGGATTATCGCGAGTCGGGAGCAGAGCCAGAGTTCAGCGGGAGTGAGCGTTTCATTTGGCCTGCGATTCGACGGGACATTGACGAATCCGTAGCGGCTCAAAAAGCCATCTCCGCGTCCAGAAGCGAGGCAGGAAAGCAGGGCGGTCGGCCTGAATCCGAAAAAGCAAATGCTTTTGACGAAAGCAACGAAAAGCAAAAAAAGCAAATGCTTTCCGAGGAAAGCAAAAAAAGCTATGGACAAAGGAAAAGGACAAAGGACAAGGACAAGGACAGTATTCTTTCCCCCCTACCCCCCACGCTGCGCGAAGCAGTTGAAAAATGGGTGGCGTACAAGGGCGAACGACGGGAGGAGTATAAGCCTGTTGGCCTGCAAAGCCTTGTCACACAGATCACGAAAGCCGCAGAGGAATATGGCGAGGCTGCAATGATCGACGTGATAACCCGCTCTATGGCCGCAAATTACAAGGGGATCGTGTTTGACTGGTTGAAAGAGGCCAGCACACGCCCTGCGGCGCTTGGCCGCGCTGCAAAGCCCGGCTACGGCGTGCAGGGACACAATGATGATCTGAATCCGCTGGAACGTGCGGCTGTGGACAGGGTGATGGGGCCAGTGTCAAAGGGCGCTGCCCGATTGCAGCAAGGCGTGCAGCGCCACGGGGACGAACTTGATGCGTTCCAGCTGGAGGCGGTCGAGCGGATGCTTGCGGAAAACAAGGAGGATAATACATGAGATTTGTTTGCGATTGCTGCAACGATCTGACGAACATCGAGGCCGACCGGATGGAGATCCAGGGCGAAAAGCTGATGGTGTACAGCCGCGGCGCCATGCTGGAATGGGCGTGGTGCCAGCACGTTGGGAAACAGACCTGTTTCGACCTGGTGGCGTTTGGAGGTGCAAAAGCGGAATGAAATGGCATATTGCAAGTGTCAGCTGGGGCAAGGACAGCCTGGCCATGCTCCTAATGCTGATTGCCAAGGGCTACCCGCTGAATGAGGTGGTTTTCTACGATACTGGAATGGAGTTTGAGGCGATTTACCACACACGGGATCAAATGTTACCCCGCCTGGAGCAGCTGGGGATCAAGTACACCAGACTGGAGCCGGAAAACCCGTTCCTGTTTGATATGCTGGAAAGGCCGGTTTGCAGTAAGCAGAAAGGCACACACCAAGGTTATGGCTGGTGTGGCGGCCTCTGCCGCTGGGGAACCACGGGGAAGCTGAAAGCCATAGACAGGTACGCGGAGGCGCGGGACGCTATGGTTTACGTTGGCATAGCTGCCGACGAAACACCACGACTGGAAAAAGAACGGAAGCCGTATAAACTGCACCCGCTGGCGGAGTGGGGCATGCCGGAAGCCGACGCCATGGCATATTGCTATGAAAACGGGTTTTCGTGGCTGGAGGGCACGATCCGCCTTTATGACGTGCTGGACCGTGTTTCGTGCTGGTGCTGCTGCAACAAGAACCTGCGGGAACTGCGGAATATGTATATTTACCTGCCGGAATACTGGGAGCGCCTGAAAGACCTGCAACGGAAAATAGACAGGCCAATGAAAGGCTATTACAAAGGCAAGCCGCGCGGCGTGTTTGAACTGGAACAACGGTTCCGCGCAGAATTGGAACAGGAGGCAAGAGCATGAGCAAAGCTGTTTTGATCAGCATTCGCTCGGGGGGGTGCCAGAAGATCATGGAAGGGCGGAAGACCATTGAGGTGCGCAAGACGCGCCCGAAGATGGATACGCCGTTTAAGTGCTACATCTACTGCACGCAGAGCGCTGATATGCTTTGGATTTTGAAGGAAAGGGAACGGTCTCTCCATCCTGATAAAATAGCGGATGTTTTCAAGGCTGCTAAATGCGGCGGAGCATATCGGGGGAATGGCAAAGTCATCGGGGAATTTCTGTGCGATGAGATCATCAACATTAACGGCGCGGGAAGGATCCCGTCGGATGCTGCGCGGCCAACCTGCCTAGAGCCTGCGGAGCTGCACCAGTATCTTGGAGCTGCCACCGGCTTCGGCTGGCACATCTCAGATTTGCGAGTTTACGATCACCCGCGCGATCTGTGGGAGTTTACCGGCCTGCGGGAGACAAAATTCGGAGCAGAACCGGTGCCAATCACCCGCCCGCCGCAGAGCTGGCGGTATGTGGAGAAAGAACTATGGAACGATTGACTGAAAAGCACTATCTCGCGGAAGACCACTACATGAAATGCTCGGAAGACTGCAACGTGGGTATGGATTGCGTGGATTGCCCAGCGTTTGACAAGCTAATTGAGCGCCTAGCGGCCTACGAGGACACGGGGCTGACGCCGGAGGAAATCAAGGTTCCATTTACGGAGGACACGATGATAAATCTGGCAGCGCAGCCGCTGGGCGTGGAGCCTAGCCGCCTCCGCGAACTTGCCGAGGCCGACAGAAACCATCAAATTGTCATCCGACCGTGCAAAATCGGCGATACGGTGTGGGCTGCGGACACGGAGCCCGTAATTCCGCTACACGTCATGGCGGATGCAGTTTATCTGGAGGGAAGACATGGCGGAGACTATGAGAGACTAAGCAACTTCGGGAGCGTTGTTTTTCTTAGTCAGGAGGAAGCAAAGGAGGCGGCGTCACATTGGATGAAGTGAAACGGTGTCCGTTCTGCGGAGGCAAAGCAAAACTCATGGGAGGCAGAGTCTATACGATTCCGGAAATTGATAGGAACGGTGCTTACGTTGGGGCAGACATCGAAGTCGAGCCATCGTGGGTCGAATGCCAGACATGCCACGCAATGGGGCAGGTCTTTGATGAAAGCGACGAAGATCCGGAAAACGCGGTTGCAGCGTGGAACGCAGCAGGCGGCAAAACTCGGACCATCCGGCACGGCAGGTGGCTTGATGGATGCTGTACTGTCTGCGGCTGGGAGTTCCCTGACTGCTGCTCGTATGATGGATACACAGAAGAACCGTGGACGCCAACGCCGTTTTGCCCAATGTGCGGAGCGGAAATTTCGGAGGGATAAATGATGGCGGATTACATCAGCCGCGAAGCGGCGCTGCAAGCAGCGAATGAATGGGTAAGCGAGGCGTGCATGGCGCCCGTGATGCGGGTAAGCCGATTGTTCGATAAACTTGCGAAAGTGCCCGCCGCCGACGTTGCGGAGGTGGTGCATGGGCAGTGGATCTCATTCCTGGACGGTGACCACATCATGCCGGAACGGTACTACAGATGCTCACGTTGCGGCAGAGTAGAGAGCAGACGACAGCCGTATTGTCATTGCGGCGCAAAGATGGACGGTGCAGCCGAATGAGCGGGCTGCGGTTTGCTCGTGGAAGCGCGAAAGGAGGAAAGCTGATGCAGGATTGCTGCTTGACTTGCAAAAATCTGGAATACAGAAAGAACTACGTTTATCCGTACCGGTGCTTGAAGCACAAGGCCGAACGGTTCTCGGAGAAGGAATTGGAACGGATGTACTTTTCCGGAGAGGAGTGCAAAGACTTTGAACAAAGGAGGTGGCCAGATGGGCACAATTCTGGCGATTGACCCCGGCAATATTCAATCCGGCTATGTGGTGGTCGAGCACGACGGCGAAGAAATTCGCCGCGTGCTGGAGGCCGGGAAGATCGAGAACCCGGCAGTGACTGATATGCTGGATCGGAAGCTTTATGCGAACTGCATAGACGTTGCAATCGAGATGATCGCGGGCATGGGCATGACGGTCGGACAAGAGGTGTTCGACACCTGCGTCTGGATCGGGCGATTCTGGGAAATCGCGTTGAGGTCGGGCGGATATGAGCCGAAGAGGATCTACCGCCGGGAAGAAAAGCTGAATCTTTGCGGATCGCTATCTGCCAAAGATGCAAACATCCGGCAGGCCCTCGTCGACCGCTACGCGCCCGGTCAGCCGAATTTCGGCAAGGGCACGAAGAAAGACCCCGGCTTCTTCTACGGCTTCTCGGCGGATATGTGGGCGGCGATGGCCGTTGCGGCCACATATTTTGACAAGTACATCAAGGGGGTAAAGCTATGAATTTTGCTGATGTTTTTGATTTTGACGACGATGAATATTTTGAATGTTCCGAATTTGACAGGCAAATCGATGAATTCAAACAGGCTCTGATTGTGAATGCACGCGAGGAAATCAAAGACAAAATCGTGGCGCTGGAAGAAGAAGTAAAGAGCCTGCGGATGTTCAGAGACGACAGAAAGATGTATCTGGAAAAGCTGGCGGCGGCAGAGAGAAGGGCAGTGCTGGCGGAAACGGAGGCGCAAAAGAAATACAAAGATGCGCGGTTGAAAGAGCTGCTTGGCGATAATCTGGTAACGACGTGGGAAGCAAAAGGTGAGTTGGTGCAAGGTCCGAAATGCGATCTATGTGATGATAGCAGGCTACGCCACTTCATTTCCCCGTGTGGGCGGAAAATGACAGAATCTTGCACGTGCGCAAAGAGCACGCTGGTATACAAACCGCGGGAATTGATGCTGTACAGAATTTCTGAATGGAGGGGAGGGATAGAAAGATTTTACGATTCTGTAAAATGCAAAACGGAGAACGAATCTGATTACAGGAGTAGAGCCGTTGCAAGAAGCGGCTGTGACTTTGAAAAAATCAACCCGTATGGTTCGTCGTTTGAAAGTGAGGAGCTTTGCGAGGAATATTGTGACTGGAAAAACAAGAAGGAGAGCTGTAAGTGAAAAAATTCGTTGAAATGCTGCTTTTATTTGCGGCTGCCGTGTTTGTTTCGCTTTTGATAAGAGAAGCGATTCTCAATTCGGATCTGCCGGATTATATCAAGTTTTGCACGCTGACGGACTGGGAGAAGGCAAAATGGATTTCCGGGTGGAGGCCATGAGCAAGACGCAGCGAAAGCCACCAAGACCGCCGATGCAGCTGACGTGCGATGCCTGCGGGAAGACGTTTATGCGCGCACCGTCGAAGTACAAGGCAAAATACAATTTTTGCAGCGAGGCGTGCGCCTGGACGGCACATAGGGACGCTGTGATGGGCCGGGCGGAGCGCGCGCGGATCCTGATTACGCGATCAATCCCGGTATACCCGGAAATGCGGCCTGTCTGCGGGCGGGTGTATCCTGCCGAGAAATACAAATACAGGACAAACCGGACGGGATATGTCGTCGAGGTGGGCGGCAAGCGGGTTTGCGTGAGGGTGGACGAATGCAGGGAAATCTAGGGCTCACACCGGTGCAGGCTCCGTGTAAGGGCTGCGCGGACAGGCACACCGGCTGTCACATGGACTGCACCCGATACATAGCATTCCGCCGGGAGGCGGACAGATACAAGCAGGAGCAATCGAAGGACGCAGCGAGATATGCAACAACACGGGGCTGTATGCGGACGCTGCACGATGCGAACCGCGCAAGACGTGAAGGGAGGCAACATTACTGATGAGCGCGCCGCGATACGGCTGGTGGGCCTATGCAAAATGGATGATCCGCAGCTATAAGGGCGGCGGGCTGATGACGAAGGCCGAGCGCGCTGCCGTTGAGGAGGCAATCGCGGAGACGGAACAGCTCGTTGACGGCGCGGAGCGGCTGCGGCTCATAGACTTGGTTCTTTGGACGCGGACGCATACCCTGCAAGGCGCTGCAATGGCGGTTTATGTATCCGAACGCACCGCGCAGGAATGGCACAGGCAATTTATTCGCCTTGTGGGGCAAAAAAGAGGGCTTTTATGAAAAAGTCTGCGTCCCAGAGCCAAATTTAACATTTACTATAAGGGCGTAGAGATCAACTCTACGCCCTTTTTCATCGGCGCCGCAGCGTTCTGCGGAAACCTCCTCCTGTTCTCGTGTTCTCCGGTGTGAATAAATATATTTATTCACACACGGAGACACGAGAACGAAAGAATGAGGCAGAAAGGAGCGGCTATGGCGAGTTTGCGCGCCCTTGCACACAAGCTGCAAACAGCGCTCTTGTACAACGGAACCAAAATAAAAATCAATCAAATGCAGACCTATTCCGCGAAAAATGACAGGATGGTGACGAAATACATGGTTTACGAATATCGACCTGATGGAAAGCCGAAGAACGTCACTCTGCTGGAAACATACCAGATTGCGGATGTGGTGAAGCTGCTGGCCGGACTTTACAGCGATGGCGGATGAAAAGCTTACGCCGAAGCAGAGACGATTCTGCGAAGAATATTTAAAATCCGGCAATGCCACAGAAGCGGCGAAAAAAGCAGGGTATAAAGAAAAGGCAGCGCACAGCATGGGCGCGGAAAACCTTAGAAAACCTGCAATTTCTGCATATATCAAGCGCAGAACGGACGAACAAGAGGCTGCGCTTGTCGCAGATTCCAACGAAATTCTGAAATTTTACACTGCGGTCATGCGCGGGGAGGTCAAAAACCAGTTCGGCATGGACGCATCGCTGTCCGACCGGCTGAAAGCCGGTGATAGTCTTATGAAACGCTACGCAGCTGCTTCCGACCGCAACAGGACGACAATGGAGAAGCTTGACTCGATGCTGAAGGAGTTCCAAGATGCTGTTAAGTCCGAAACAAATTGAGTTTGTAAAATACGGAATACATCGCTGGAACTTCAAGGGCGGCGCCACCAGAAGCGGGAAGACTTACCTCGATTTTCGATGGATCATACCGATTCGGATTCGTGAGCGAATCGGAAAAGATGGCTTGGCCGTCATTCTCGGCGTAACAAAATCCACGATTGAGCGAAATGTGCTGGAGCCGATGCGGAACATTTACGGGGACGAGCTTGTCGGCACGATCTCAAGCGACAATACGGCATGGATATTCGGAGAGAAATGTTACTGCCTCGGGGCCGAGAAGGTTTCCCAAGTTTCCAAGATTCGCGGTGCGTCGATTAAATATTGCTATGGGGACGAAGTAGCCGATTGGTCGGAAGAAGTATTCGCGCTGCTGAAAAGCCGCCTTGACAAAGAATATTCCTGTTTCGATGGGACATACAATCCGCAGTATCCGAACCACTGGCTGAAAAGATTCTTGGACAGCGACGCGGACATTTTCAGCCAAACATACACGATAGACGATAACCCGTTTTTGCCGCCTGCGTTTGTAAAAAATCTGAAGCGCGAGTACGAAGGAACCGTTTATTATGATCGCTACATCCGTGGGATTTGGGTAGCTGCGGAAGGTATTGTTTACAAGGACTTTGCCAACGACACAGAAAAGTATCTGATTGATGATCCTATAAAATGGGCGGAAGAAAACGATACAAAGTTTTCTGTTATTTCCATTGGCGTTGACTTCGGTGGAACGAAGTCTGCAACGAAATTTCAAGCTACCGGGATTACAAAAGATTTCCGGGTTGTGGCGTTGGAAGAAGAATACATCAAAAACGAAGAAATTGACCCAGATGCGTTAAACCGGCGTTTTGCTACGTTCTGTCAACTGATAACATCAAAGTATGGTTACAGCCAGACACGAGCGGATAGCGCGGAAACGGTGCTTATACGAGGTCTAGATCACACGGCGCAAAAACTCCGGCTGGGTACCCAGGTCAAGAACGCGCTGAAAATGCAGATCACAGACAGGATCAGGCTTGTCGTGCTTCTGATGAAGCAAGGCAGGCTCAAGGTTTCGCGGAACTGCCCGCATTTGATCGATGCGTTCCAATCAGCAATTTATGACCCGGATAAGTTCGAAGACGAGCGTCTTGACGATGGGACATCCGATATTGATAGCCTCGATGCGTTTGAGTACAGTATAGAGCCTTATTACAAAGACCTGGAACGCGCCGGGCATATGATAGGACGGTGAAAGAGTGAACATACGCAGAGCATTAAAGGAGCTGGGCTTCGATACAGTTGGCATTGATTTCTACAAGCTGATCGGCGTGTGGGGAGACTGGTACAAAGGGAATGTCGAGGACTTCCACAGTTACACGGTATGGAATGGCATTGAAGAATTGGAATGCCACAGATATTCCGTAAGCATGGCGAAAAAGGTCTGCGAGGACTGGGCAAACCTGCTGATGAACGAGCGGGTAAACATCACGCTCGAGGGGAAGAAGGAGCAGGAGTTCGTAGACACGATTCTCTCGGAAAACAATTGGAAGGTCAAGGCGAACGAATCGCAGGAGCGAAAAGCAGCGATTGGAACGATCGCGTATGTTCCGGTCATTGAGGGAATGTCCGTCAATCCGGACACTTCCGAAATTGTTGATCCTGGGCGCATCCGTATCAACTATGTCAGCGCGACGAACATTTATCCCCTGACATGGGACAATGGAATCATCAGGGAGTGTGCGTTTGCCTCCACAAAAAATGTTGACGATACAGAGTACACATACATCCAAGTTCACAGGCTGAACGGCGGCGAGTACGACATCGAGAACCATTTGTATGATTCCGAAGAAGTCCCTCTGACCAGTGTAAAGGGCTTTGAAACAATCCCGCCTGTTGTACACACAGGGAGCGACAAGCCCCAGTTTGTCATTGACAGGCTGAATATCGCGAACTCAGATGAAAATAACCCGCTTGGTGTGGCTGTGTTTGCATATGCTATCGACCAGCTCAAGAGCGTTGACATCACCTATGATAGCTATGTGAACGAATTTGTGTTGGGCAAGAAGCGCATTGTGGTGCAGCCGGAGGCAACCAAGAGCATTGACGGCCGGCCAGTGTTTGATAAGCGTGAGACCGTTTATTATGTACTTCCGGAGGACAGAGGCGGCAACGGCAACATCTTGCAGCAGGTCGATATGTCGCTGCGGACGGCGGAGTTTAACACCGGCATGCAGGATATGTTGAATATCTTGTCCAGCAAGTGCGGCTTCGGTGAAAATCATTACAAGTTCGATCAGGGAAGTATTGCTACAGCGACGCAGGTTATCAGCGAGAACAGCACCATGTTCCGAACGATCAAGAAGCATGAGATTTTGCTTGAACAGGCAATCACAGAGCTTTGCAGGACGCTGCTCCGCATGGGGAACAGGTACATGGAAGCTGGCCTAAATGAGGAAGTACAGATTTCCGTAGACTTTGACGATTCGATCATTGAGGACAAGCAGACGGACTTCCTGCGCGACATGCAGCTTCTCAGCGCAGGCATTATGAATGACTGGGAGTTCCGCATGAAGTGGATGAACGAGGACGAGGCGACCGCAAAGGCGGCGCTGCCGAAGGCGCAGGACATGGTAACTGAACAGCAACAGGAGGTAGAGTAATGGGAGACGAAAAAGTTCCTGTGGGAACGACATTCTGGGTAAACGTCGGTGACGCCGCTGCGCCAGAATGGAGAGTATTCGGAACAACGACTGACGATGCTCACGATAAAGAATCAAACGGAACATGAGCCATTACCCATTTACGCCTGCTTTGCTCGACGCCCTCCCAGAGGAGCTTGCCGAACTATTCCGGGGACTGGAAGATACGCTCCTCGATGAAATATGCAGTAGGCTTGCGTTGAAAGACCAGTTGAACGAAGTGACTGTTCAGGCAATCAGAGCGCTTCGTTCGCACGGCATTGACCTGGAGGACATCGAAAAGGCGATCCGAAAGACTACGGGAATTAGCGAAAAGAAGCTGAAAGAGCTGCTGGACGATGTAGTAGAGCGGAATCAGCGGTATTACACCGACCTTATCGATCTCGCCCATGTTACGCAGCCGGAAACGCTGGTGAGCGTCGAGGACACATGGGCGATATACGAGCAGACGAAGCAGACCATGCGCAACCTTACGCGCTCTATGGGCTTTCTGGTGGACGCTGGGCGGACGATGCTCCCACCTGCCAAAGCGTACCAGTGGGCTTTGGATAATGCCACGATGCAAATCCAGAGCGGCGCTATCAGCTACAATCAGGCTATCAAATCGTCGGTGCAGCAGCTTGCGGGTGGTCTGAAAGTCGTGAACTACGAAAGCGGACACGTCGACCACATCGACGTTGCTGTTCGGAGAGCTGTCATGACCGGCGTGAATCAGATCTGCGACCAGTACACGAACCAAAGCGCAGAGTACCTTGAGACGAGATACTTTGAAGTGTCTGCGCACTCTGGGGCGCGTGACAAGCCGGGTACGTCGCCGTGGTCAAGCCACAAAGACTGGCAAGGGAAAGTCTATTACCAGAGCGAAAGCGGCGAACCTGACCCGCTGGGGCTTTACGATGACCTTGTGGAAACGACCGGTTACGGATATGTTGACGGTCTGACAGGAGCAAACTGTCGGCATCACAAATACCCATATGTTCCGGGAGTTTCGGAGCGGACTTACACCGATGAACAGCTTGAGCATATCGACGATGGTCTTGGCTGCACGTTTGACGGAAAGACTTACACAGCCTATGAAGCGACGCAGATGCAACGCCGCATAGAGCGGCAAATCCGCGCGCAGAAGAAGCTTAGAAACGCATACAAAGAAGCTGGGCTTTCCGAGGACGTGACCGCCGCGAACATAAAGCTTCGGCGGCTAAACGCAGAATATAGCAGGTTCAGCAAGGCGGCAGGATTGCCGGAGCAACCAGAAAGGACAAAAGTTTTCTACAAATAATTTACAGGTAAAACCCGCGAAGCACTGCGGTTTTTATACAATCTATCGCCGCGATGAACTGCGGACAAAGGAAAGGAAGATAGAAATGGCATTGACCAGAAAATTACTGAAAGGCATGGGACTCACCGACGAACAGGTGGACACCATCATTGAAGCACATACCGATACCGTAGACGGCTTGAAGGCTGATGTCAGCAAGTACAAGTCTGATGCGGAGAAACTGCCCGACGTTCAAAAGCAGTTGGACGACCTCAAGGCGGCGGGCGATGGCGGATATAAGGAGAAGTACGAAAAGGAACACTCGGACTTCGAGGCTTATAAATCCGGCATTACAGCAAAGGAAAGCAAGGCGGCAAAGGAAAAGGCTGTTCGGGCTTACTTTGAGAGCAAAAATATCACAGGCGCAAATCTCGATCTTGCCATGCGCGGCTGCGGTGAGGAAATGACCGCATTGGAGATGGACGGTGAGAAAATCAAGGACACAAAGAGCCTTGATGCACTTATCGAAGGAACTTACAAGGGGCTTGTCTCCAAACCTTCTGTCCGTGTGGACATGGGCGCACGGCTCAGCGACGGCGGCAAGGCGATGACGAAAGATGAGATCATGCAAATCACTGACAGAGCGGAGCGGCGCGCTGCAATCGCCGCAAATATGGATTTGTTTAGAAAGGAAGAATAAAAATGGCTGTTGATCCTAAGCTGATTAAAAAAGCTGATCTTGCGCGAGTTCGCGAGATCGAATTTACCGAAATGTTCGGCTATTCCATCAAGAAGCTGATGGAGGCTCTTGGCGTTACCCGCAAAATCGCAAAGCAGGCTGGCACCGTGCTCAAGAGCTACAAGGCTACCGGCACGCTGGAAGATGGTGCTGTGGCGGAAGGTGAAACCATTCCCCTGAGCAAGTACAAAACGGAGCCCGTGAACTATCAGGAGATCACGCTCAAGAAGTGGAGAAAGGCAACGTCTGCGGAGGCTATCACTGACCGTGGCTACGATCAGGCGGTGGAAATGACCACAGACGAAATGCTCAAGGACGTGCAGAAGGGCATCCGGAAGGACTTTTTTACGTTCCTCGCCACCGGCACAGGAACGGCAACGGGCGCGACCTTCCAGGCTACCCTTGCGCAGGCGTGGGGGCAGTTGCAGGTTCTGTTCGAGGACGACGAGATCGGTGCGGTTTATTTCCTGAACCCTCTGGATGTGGCAGACTACCTCGCAACGGCGAACATTACCTTGCAGACCGCTTTCGGAATGACCTACGTGGAGAATTTCCTCGGTCTTGGCACTGTAATCTTCAATTCCAGTGTTCCGAAGGGCAAGATCTACGCTACGGCGAAGGACAACATTGTTCTGTATTATATCCCCGTGAACGGCGCAGATCTTGGCGAAGTGTTTGACTTCACCACCGACGCAACCGGCTATATCGGCATCCATGAGGAGCCGGACTACACCAACATGACCGCTTCCGATACCGTTATCAACGGTATGGCGCTGTTTGCAGAGCGCATGGACGGCATCGTAGTCGGCACGATCTCGTCGGGGGGTTAAATGAACTGTTGAGAGCGCCTGCCTCTGAACCGCCCACGTTTTCCGGCATGACGAAAGCGCAGCTTCTTGATTATGCTGAGGAAAACGGGGTGGAAGGGGTCAACAGTTCCATGAAAAAGGCTGAAATTCTGGCTGTTCTGGAAGGGGTGGAGTGATGATCTACGCTGATTATGAATACTACTGCGGCACTTACATGGGAACTGTAGACGCGGATAGTTTTTGCAGATTGGCGACACGCGCCAGTTCCTTCCTCGACTACTACACGCAAAACCGAGTAAAGAATTTTGCGGAGCTGGATGCTGTAAAAATGTGCTGCTGTGCATTAGTCGACCAATATATGCTGATCGACACAGCACAGGAGCTTGCCAGAAAGAATGTGTCCGCCGGGCTTGCATCTGACGAAGGAGAATTGCAGAGCGAGACTGTAGGCGGCTATTCCCGGACGCTTCGCAGCGGCGGCGATTCTTCCGTAGCTGCATTGAAAGCGGCTTCGGAGGCGAAGAACGCACTTGCAAGCGTAGCGCGTGAATATCTGGCCCATACCGGGCTTCTTTACAGAGGCAGGTGTTTAGCATGTACGCTCCCCACACTGTAACAATCTACAACGTCACGCAGGAGCAGGATCCGGAAACGTTCAAAGATACGCAAAAAATTCATATCACTGTAATTCGCGGTGTAATGCTCCAAGCGTCAAAAGCGGCTAACGTCCGCGCGAGCGGGCTTGAAGGAGCAGATGCGGTGAATCTGTACATTCCGTTTTCTGCGGCTGCTGTAGACGGCGTGACAGATGCGGAGAAGCGCTACGTCGGTCCGCAGGAGTTCTGGCGCGCAACTGATAAAAGCAAAATCTGGACGCTATCTACGGACGGTAACGGCGGCACAACCTTCTTTGTGAAGGGCGAAGTAGTCGAGCCGGACAAGACGGAAGAACAGATCGAGATGCTGTACGATGATGTGTACAAAGTGACAAAGGTGGACATGAAGGACTTCGGCAGTCCTTCTATGCAGCACTGGCAGGTCGGAGGCTCGTAATGCTGAAATTCAGCGTAAAGGCAGACGGATTTGACGCGCTGCAGGAAAAGCTCTCGCAGGCCTGCACCAAAGCAGAGCATATTGTTGCAACGCAGGTGCGGAAGGACACAAGCCCATATGTGCCGTTCCTGACGGGCTCTCTCGACCAGAGAACAATGGTGGACGGCAATGCGATCATCTATCCGGGGCCGTATGCACGGTTTTTGTATTACGGGAAAGTCATGGTTGACCCGGAGACGGGCAGCACATACGCGCCGAAAGGCGGAACGAAGGTTCTGACAGACAAAAACCTTGTGTTCACGACATCCGGACACGCGCAGGCACAATCGCACTGGTTCGAGGCTTCAAAGGCTGAGAATCTTGACAAATGGATTCGAGTTGCAGATAAGGCGGTGAAAAATGGGCTCTGAAAAAGAAAAAAAGCTTGTTTCTTCCGAGGAAGAACAGGACATATCCAGAAAAATGATGGTTTGGGTAAATTCGTTTTCGGATGACGATCTACCAGCTGCGACCATCAATTATGAGTTTCTCGCCGCCGATTCTGCAAGCGTGGCTCTGTCCGTGATTCAAGGCGCGTACATCACAAGAAGGTACTTACTCGGTGGGCATGAGGCAGAATACCAGTTCAAAATCATAGCCCGTATCAAGCCGGGCGGGAGTAACGACAAGCGCCTGAAAGCTGATGCGGTACTGAACCGCTTCGGGGATTGGGCGATGCAGAATTATCCGTCTCTGGGAGATGGCGTTCGTGTCCGCCGAATGGAAGCGGTCAGCCGCGCAGCGGTATTCGCCGTGTACCAGGGCGGATGGGAAGACCATCAAATTTTAATGAAGATGAAATATGAGGTGATTTAACTATGGCAGATATGACCTTTAACACCACTGCTGGCCAGACCATTGACCGCGAATTGCTGATCGCATACCTGAATACCGGCGAGGCGTCTACGCCTGTCTGGTCTCCGTTCGGCAAACGCGTCACGGATTCCAGCATGGAGTACGATTGGCAGGAGGATTCCAGTAAGGATATTCTCGGCACTACAAGAACCACCATGAAGAAGCCCATCATCACGCAGAGCTTTGACCCGTGCGAGCTGGACGCAGGCGACGCGGCGCTTGTCAAGCTGTGGAACCTGGCTGTCAAAGACCAGGACGCAGCAGCACTGGCGAATCAGGACGTTCTTATCGTTCATTTTTACGCAGGCACAGCCAAGACAGCAGTCTTCGCGGAGCGTTACGACGGCACAATGGTCAAGCCCGCAAGCCTCGGCGGTGAGGGTGGCGGTTTTGTTGGCATGCCGTTCGATGTGACGCTGGGCGGTACGCGCACGACCGGAACGGCTGCGGTCGGCAGCAACGGTGCAGTTACGTTTACGGCTGATTCTGCTGCGTAAGGAGGGGCTATAAATGGCAGATATCAGATTTGATACTGGTGTACAGTCCTTCCAAATTAACGGCGGCGTGAGTGTAGAGTTCAACCCTACGGACAGCGAATTCGCGAAAAAGCTGTTTTCGCTGTTCGAAGAGTTGGAATCCAGGCAGCATGAATACGCAAAACGCGCCGAAAACGAGACGGACCCGAAAAAAATTCTCGATTTGGCAGATCAGTTCGACGCGGAGATTCGCGAAAAAATCGACGGAATTTTTGGAAAGCCGATTTGTACTGAAGTGTTCAGGACAAACGTAATGGCGCTTGCAAATGGTCTGCCGGTATGGGCGAATCTTATGCTTGCTGTCATCGACGAGATGGACGCTGGTTTCGATCTCGAAAAAACCAGACTGAGCCCAAGAGTAAAACAGTATACGGACAGATGGGCGAAAAGAAAGCGCTGATCTACGCGCTCCCGACGTCAGCCGAGATAAACGGCAAAACATATCAGATTGAATCAGATTATAGAGCGGTGCTGGATATCCTCGCCGCTCTTTCTGATAAAGATTTGACGGAAGAGGAGCGCACCATTGCCGCCCTTGAGATATTCTACCCTGACTTTGACGATATTCCGTTTTCAGATTATGAGGAAGCACTGCGGAAATGTTTCAGGTTTATTGACCACGAGCAAGACCAAAAGGAGCAAAAAAAGCAGCCGACGTTGATGTCGTGGGAGCAGGACTTTGAGATGATTGTCGCGCCCATCAACAGAATTGCAGGCTGCGAAATCCGTGCATTGGAATATCTGCACTGGTATACTTTTTTGTCCTATTATCAGGAAATTGGGGACTGCCTGTTCGCCCATGTGGTAAGTATCCGGGACAAGAAATCTCGCGGGAAGCCTCTTGACAAGCAGGAACGAGAGTTCTACAGGCGAAACCGTGAAATTATTGATTTGAAAACGAATTACACAGACGCAGAAAAGGATATTCTGGCAGCGTGGGGCGTCTCAAAATAAGGTGGTGAGAAAATGGCAGATGGGAAAATCGTTGTGCAGGCGGAAGTTGATGCAAAAAAAGCACAGCGGGAGCTTGATAAACTTACGGCGAGAATCGACAAGCTGGAAACCGATTTGAAAAAGAGCAGTGGCGAGCAAAGCGGGATCAAGGCACAGCTTGACGCGGCAAAGGAATCCGCAAAACAGGCAGAAAATGCGCTGAAATCGTTGCGCGCTGAATCCGAGCGGCTTCGGAAGATCACGTCCGGCGAGGTGTCTGCATCTCCCGATGCGTATATTTCTGCATATAGTCGGCAATCCGAAGTCGCTGCACAGATTAAGGAACAGGAAGCGCGTCTGAAAGAGCAAGACAAGATCGTTGAGAGCCTGGACGGAAAGTACGCAAAAATTACGGACAAGGTAATGGAGCAGACCTCCGCGCTGGACGCGGCGAAGACACGCGCAGGAGAGCTTACGCGAGAGATTACGAGCGCAAGCGGAGCGTCCGAACGAATGGAGCATGCCGCAAAAAGTGTTTCCGACAGCATGGACACGTTCGGCAAGCGTGTTTCTGGGCTTTTTAAGCGTGTCCTTGTATTCTCTCTGATTACTAGAGCGCTGCAAAGCCTGCGGACATGGCTCGGGAAAACAATCATGCAGAATGAGGAGGCGCGTGCAGCGGTTGCGCGGCTTAAGGCGGCGTTTTTGACGCTGGCCCAGCCGATTCTTCAAGTCGTGATCCCCGTTTTTGTGAAGCTTGTGGACATTCTGACACAGGTTGTTACAGCTATCGCAAAGTTTTTCGGCATGCTGTCCGGCAAAAGCTGGGGCGCGCAGGTCGCAGCGGCAAAAGGGCTGAATGCGGAAAAAGAAGCAATCGAGGGGGTAGGCTCCGCAGCTGAAGACGCCAGCAAGAGCATGGCGAGCTTCGACGAGATCAACCAGATTACCAGCAATCAGGCATCTGGAGGCGGTGGCGGCGCAGGCGGGGCGGCGTCTACGGATATCGCGCCGGATTTCTCAAACCTCGACATGGCGGAGGATAAACTCCACGATATTCTCGGCCTAGTAGGTGCGATTGCAGCCGGGCTGCTCGCATGGAAAATTGCAAGCATGTTTACAAACGATTTGAGCAAGATTGCCGGGATCGCTCTTGCAGCAGCTGGTGCGTTTGCACTTGTGTATTTCTGGCTAGACGCGTGGAAGAACGGAATTGATTTACAAAATTTCCTCGGAATGCTTGCGGGGCTTGCCGCGCTTGCTGCCGGACTTGCAATCGCATTTGGCCCGATAGCAGCAGGCATTGCGCTTGTTGTGGGCGGTCTTGCTATGCTTGTTGTCGGAATCAAGGATGTCATTGAAAATGGCTTCAATTTAGTAAATACGCTTACGATCATCGCGGGGCTACTTGCCGCCGGTATCGGCATTTCGCTTCTGACGGGTAGCTGGATTCCACTCCTGATTGCGGGATTTGCCGCCGCTCTGGTTGCACTTGTTTCCTTTACCGGACATGGCGAAGAACTAATCGAAGGCCTGAAAAATATCATAGACGGCTTCGGAAAATTCTTCAAGGGTGTGTTTACGGGAGACTTAAAGCTTGCTGCAGAAGGCGCGAAACAAATTTGGGAAGGGCTTAAGCAGACGTGGAATGCCATCATAAACTCCATCAAATATGCATGGGATATGTTCATTACATGGCTACAATCAAAAAGCCCCATGCTCGCGGCGATTTTCCAGACATACGGAACCTTTATATCCGGCCTATTCAACAGTATAAAGCAGTGGCTAAGTGGAATCATCGAGTTTATCAGCGGCGTTTTTACCGGAGACTGGACAAAGGCGTGGGAAGGAGTAAAGGATATATTCAAGGGAATCTGGAATGGAATCATTACCGCTGTTGAATATGCGATAAACTTTATCATCAACGGTATAAACCTCCTAATCTCCGCGCTGAATACCATTCATTTCGAGGTCCCTGATTGGGTTCCTCTAATTGGCGGTAGGTCTTTCGGAATTAGCATTCCCCTAGTGAGCAACGTTGCGCTTCCTCGTCTCGCGCAGGGCGCAGTCATTCCACCGAACCGCGAATTTCTCGCCGTTCTCGGCGACCAGAAGAGCGGGACAAATATTGAGACGCCGCTTGCTACGATGGTGCAGGCGTTCAAACAGGCCATGAATGAAACGGGCGGAATGGGAGGCCGGAGCATTACAGTCGTGATGCAGGTCGATAAGCGCGAGTTTGCCCGCGCGGTATATCAGGCGAACAACGACGAGACGCAGCGTGTTGGCGTTCGTTTGGCGGGGGTAAGAACATGACAAGCGTATTGAGTCTTGATGGGAAAGCGTATCCGAATCTGCACGTCGTGAGTCTGAAACGTTCGTTTTCCGTGCTCGACGGCGACAATGCCGGGCGCGTGATGACCGGCGCAATGACGCGCGACATCATCGGCACCTATTACAATTACAGCCTGGAAATTGATTCAGTGACATCGAACCCCGAGGAATACGACGAGTTTTATGAAACGATCTCCGCACCGGCAGACAGCCACGTACTGACAGTCCCCTATGCGCAGACGACCATGACGTTCGACGCGTATGTTGCAAATGGCGACGACGAGCTGGCGTCCAGCTATGCCGGGAAAAACAGCTGGCAGAACCTGACCGTCAATTTCGTTGCCATGAAACCGAAGAGGACCCCGGCATGAGCGTAAGAGTGGTATATGAAGACGTCGCGGTCGGCGCAGCAGATGCGTCGACGGTAACGACGACGGCGAAGAAAGACTTTGCGAACCCTGCCCTGCTCCCCTACGGCACGGACGCCGGGCTGCTGGCGTCCTGCGAGCAGAACCAGTGGGTCCTAGACGGGACGCGCGGCCTGCTCGGGAGCAAACGGGCCGCGTTCTGGTCTGCGGAGCAGAGCAAAGACGACTGTACCTTCGATGCAGCGCCGACGATCACGATTTCCCTAAACGGCCAGTTCTCGTCCCCGGGCATTTTCTTCTACTTCGACGGCTCGGAGGGCGACTATTGCAGTGAGATCGTCCTGACGTGGTACAACGGCGAAGAACAGCTTGCGACCAGGACCTTCGCGCCGAACTCGTACAAGTATTTCTGCGAGCAACAGGTCGACTTGTACAACAAGCTCGTTGTGCAGATCAATAAGACCCACCTGCCGAATCACTACGCGAAGATCTCGCAGATCTTCTTCGGAATCGTCCGGGAGTTCGAGCGGGGAGAGCTGCGCTCCGTCCGGGTCACGGAGGGCATGAACATCATTTCTGACGATCTGGAGATCAACACGCTCGACTTCTCGCTGGACAGCGCGGACGATATCGACTACGTCTTCCAGCAGAAGCAGCCCGTCAGCGCGTATGACTCAGACCACCTGATCGGCGTGTTTTATATCGAATCGTCCTCCCGGAAAAGCGTGAGCGTCTATGATATTTCCTGCATCGACGCCCTCGGCGTCATGGACAGCGAGCCGTTCGCGGCTGCGATCTATTCCGACGCGTCTGCGAAGACGCTGATCCAGACGATCCTCGCCGGGCACTTTACGCTGGAATACGACTCTTCGCTGGATGACGCAAAGGTCACGGGCTACATCCCGGACTGCACGAAGCGCGAGGCGCTGCAGCAGATCGCATTTGCCATCTGCGCCACCATCGACACCAGCGGGACGCGCGGAATCAAGGTGCGAAAGCTCGCGTCGGACGAGGCGGCGGAGATCCCGCTTGACCGGCTCTATACCGGCGGCAGCGTAGAAACGTCTTCCCCGGTGACGGAGGTGCGTGTGACGGCGCATGCGTACAAAACGACCGGCAGCGGCGACAGCGTGGAGGTCGACGGCACGACGTATTACCACACGACCACCGTCACGACGAAGGCCAATCCGAAGGTCACGGCCACGACGAAGCCAAACGTCGTTGAGGTCAGGGACGCCACGCTGGTCAGCAGCAGCAACGTCGCCGCGGTCGCCCAGCACGTCTACGACTATTACATGCGTCGTCAGACCCACAGCGTGCGGATCGTCATGGACGGCGAGACTCCTGGCGATTACGTCAAAACGACGACGCCGTGGGGCAGCACGATCACCGGCACGATCACCAGCATGAGTATTCTCCTCAGCGGAATCGCGGCGGCAGAATGCAAGATTATCGGCACATAGAACGGAGGTGCGGCATTTGGTACAGGGAGATTCGTATAACCTTAGTGTTACCATCAAGAATAAAGGGCAGCCGCTGGACGTTGCAAGCGTTGAAAAGGTGGAAATTTCTCTGCTTTACCTGCAAAAGAGCTATCCGGGAGAGATCGGATACGAGGACGGAAAGTTTCTGTTTCCCCTCACCCAGCAGGAGACCTTTCGGCTCCCGAAGCTCTGCCAGATGCAGGTGCGCGTGAAATTCAAGAGCGGTGACGTGATTGGCTCGGAGATCAAGCAGATCGACGTTGCGCACGCGCTTTCAAAGGCGGTGTTGTGATGGGCGGCATTGAATTTGGACTCAAGAACCGCGATCCGATCGACGTTTCCTTTAACGTTTCCGTGCGTGCTGGCGGCGGCTCTGGTGGCGGGGGCATCCAGTCGGCACAGATCGACGCGATCCTCGTGATGACAAAATCAGAATATGACGCGCTGGACAAAAAGGACGCGCGGACACTGTATCTGTTGGAGGGATAACATGCTGGCAGTTGGACTCAAACGCATTCTGGAGCTGTTCATCGGCTCCATGGGCATCAAATCCGCCCACCTGGGCACGAAAACCATCTACGAAAGACCGGGCGGATTTTTGTACATTGAACTCACAAGCGAAGAAAGGGGATAAATCCAGATGGCAAGTTTTTTTAATCTGACACTTGATACGCTGGCACCTGCCGGCCTATCGCTGATCCTGAACGACGGTGCACAGTACGCGACCAGCGCGACCGTCACGGCAAAGATCTCTGTCTCCGACGAGACAACAACGGGCTACCAGATGAAGATCTGGGGCACGAAGACGGCGGAGACCGAGGCGGAAGCGTCGTGGGAGACATTCGCCACGACAAAATCCATCACGCTGCCCGACGGCGACGGCCTCAAGACGATCTATGTCAAGATGCGCGACGACGTCGGCAACGAAACGGCCGCAGTCAGCGACACGATCACGCTCAACACGTCGATTCCTGCCGTGACCATCACCGGCCCCGACAAGAGCAGGATATCGAAGGTCACGGGCTACGATGCAGCGGCGTTCTCCTTCGTCTGCGACGTGGACTTTGAGGAATACACCATTCGCGTCGTCCCGGCGACGAGCAGCCTGCACACGGCGGGCACGCAGATCCCGACGACGGGCGGCTCCACCAACGTCAGCGGCACGGAGGGAGGCTACAAGAAGAACACCGCCATCAACGTCACTGTCAAGGGCGCGGACCTCGAGGCAGCGTCTTCCGGCGACGGCACGAAGATCGTCAAGGTCTTCGTCAAGAACGCCGCCGGGACCTGGAGTGCCGCCTGATGGCCGCGCCGCAGCTGACATTCTCCATCACGGGCAACAAGATCTCGGCGGTCTCGGGGTTCGACTCGATCACCGTTTCCTTCTCGTCGGACATCGCCTACACGGCCTTCGAGTGCCGCGCGACGAAGTCCGGCGAGGATTGGGGCCGCGGGAAGGGTGCTTTGATCGCGTCCTTCTCCCAGACCCCGGCGGGCACGCAGCGCACCTTTGAGGTTTACGACGATTTTCTGCTTTCCGGTGATGGGGAATACCGCATTTCGTTGTTCGCGCAGGGCGCGGACGGCAGCTGGAACGACAACTACGGCTTTATCCCGCTGGGAGAGTCGCAGGCGCTGAAGACCGCGGACGGCGAGGATTTTCTGTGTATGAAGGAGTGATCGTATGGCTTACAACAGCCAGTTTACCGGCGCGCAGATCGACGAGGCTATCGCCGACGTGCGCAGCAACAAAGACGCGTGGAACGGAAAGCAAGATGTGATCCTCGCCTCCGGCGCGGCCGTCGGGGACCTGATCAAGGTCAAGGCGGTGGACGCCAGCGGCAAACCGACGGCGTGGGCGGTGGCCATGGCGGGCACGGACTATATAAAGACCGGCAACATCACCAAGCAGACGCTGGTCTCCGCGGAGACCACGCCGACCGAGAACTACGCCATCAACTGGCAGTATGAGTGAGGAGGCCCCATGGCGCACAAGACATTGATCTCCGGCACGGCCTATTCCGTGACGGGTGGGCGGGATCTGATCGGCGGCACAGGCTACGACTGCAAAGCCGGAAAGACCCTTATCAACGGGACGGCGTTTGAGGTCAGATTTGCGGAACTGGTGACAATAAACATCTCTAAGGACAGCAGCACAGGCGATAGCTCCGCGTACATCATTCATAATGGCGTACAGTATTCGAGCGGAGAGATCGAAGTTGAGGTCGGGGATACGATCATTTGCAGCATTCCGAGTCATAGAGGCAAAGGGTCTCTCATAATTGACAACAAAACAATTATAAACGGGGCATCCGTGGTTTCGTATTCTTATGTGGTCGAAAGTAATATACAAATTTACACAACCGCTGATATTTATTACGAAGACGGCAGCAGACGCCCATACTACGATTTTACAATGAAAATCACGACACAGAATTGACAACCGAAGAATAGGAGGAATTTATGGACACCTGGTACATCACGATCGGCGGGCAGGAGATCGAGACGCGGCCGGCGGCCGGCCGCATGCGCGACGCCGACTGGGGCGGGCGCGAGAGCCGCGCCGTCACCATCGAAAAGAGCGCGGTTGCAGACCCGCTGGCGCTGTTCTGCGACGGCGCCGTCTGGGGCATGATCCACCGCTACACCACGGCCGTCCCTGTGCTGGACGCAGAGGGCAACGTCCAGATGAACGAGGACGGAACCGTCAAGTCGACGACCGAGACCGCCGAGGACCGCTACATGGACGACTACGCGGATTTCACCATCGCCGGCCCCATCACCGACAACCGCGACGGCACCATCACGGCGAAGATGGGCAAAAAAACGGCCAGCGATCTGCTGGCGGAACTGGAGGCGGCATATGACAGAGGCTAAACTGGCACAGGTAAAGAAAGCAATTACGGATGGCAAGCTCGTGCAGGCCGCAGGCGGCATCACCACGACTGTAACCCAGTCGGACAAGCTGGGCTTTGACTGGAAGAACTTCTTCGTCAACGACGTTCCCGTGCGCCGGGAGTACGTCGAGCAGGCCGTGAAAGCCGGCACGGCGGATAACCCCATCCATTGGCAGCCCGCCATGCCCCTCATCCAGAACGCCTACTACACCCACAACGGAGAGACCAAGGTCTGGACAGGCGAGGCTGGCGCAGTTGCAGATTGGTCCAGTCACGATTTTGTTCGAGTTTAATTATACTTAGTAGATAACTCTTTAAGAGTTTCTAATAATGAGCCGACGGGCGTTAAGGAGCTTCTATGAGTACGATTATTGACACCCTCATCACCGACCGAACGGCAGCGGACGTCGCACGCTTGCACGAGTTGGCCGTGAAGGGCTACGCGGGCATGACGGCGGCGGAGCTGGCGGAGTGGCTGGCGGGGA